CCATTATGCTCTTGCCTCTAGGTTATGCATTAAATCATACATTCGTTTTGCGCCTTTATTTACGCTACCACCACCAGCCGCTCTAACAGCATCGGCAGTCATTACAAATTCATTTTTGCTTAATCTTGCAGGGACGTCATCCGCTCTCTCTTTAGCACCAATAGGTATGAAACCACCGGTTCTCATATCCATTTCTTTACCACCTAAATTCATTATACCACCATCTTTGTAAGAAGCAAGTCCACCTTTTTTCATTCCTTCTTCGTTAAGCTCTTTGTTTTTATCCTGCTCTTTAGTGAATATATCTATAAATCTTTCATATCCATCAGGGTCTCTAAAATCATTTTTACCATATGGCTCTATTGCTCCCATCGCCATCATCTCCATAGTTCTACCTGTAACAGCATCACCATCTCTTAAAGGTATAACACCTGCCGAATCAGATACATACATTTGAGTAACACCTTCTTCCATATTGTTTTGTGCAACACCTTTAATAGCTTCCTTAATACCACCAAAGTCTACATCACCACCATTATCAAAACCTAGTCTTGCTATACCACCATCTTTTAATCCTAGTTGGTCTAATGTTTCATCTATAATATTTTGTGGAAAATCTGCTCTTGTCATTGAAGCAATGATAGCTGCTCTTCGATCTGCATCATTAGCTTCTTGAGCTAAACCTGCTTGAGCGTTGAATGCGTCTAATTCTAATTCATAATCTTTTAATGCTTTTCTAGCTGTAGCTATACCTAAATCTGCAGAACCTTGTGTGAATGGAATTGAAGCTGCTTTTAACCCAGCCATACTAATTGGATTATCTTTAGCTGCTGACATAATACCACTTATTTTTTCAGCACCTGTTGCTAAACCTTCTAATCCAATATTTTTTGCACTTTCTAATACACCACCACCAGTTAAAGTTGCATCTGCTGATTCTAAAGCAACATCAGCCAAAGGACTTCCTTGTATAGTTTGTCCTGCTCTAAAAGTTTCTGCTGCACCTGGAGCTGTAAGTGCTCCTTGTAAGCCAGCTAGTCCTAAAGATAATGCAGAAAAATCTCCTTCACTACCCTCTTGTGATAATTGTGCCCCTAAATTTAAACCACCTGTTAATGCACCTCTTCTTAATAAAGCTCCAATCCCACTACCTCCTGCAATTCCAGCTGGTAATAAATATGGTGCTACTGCTGCTGCATAAGGTAAAAAGGGTTTAATCTCATTAGGTACAACTTTATCAAGTACCTTTGCTACCGGTTTAGTTATTTTTTTGAAAGCTCGTTTTATCTTCTTAAATGGCATAGTTGTTAATTTTACTTGTTTTTCCTACTTCCGTCAATCGCTGATATTAGTCGCTGTACCCAAAGGTATCGACTCCACAGTGACATGAACATCCCTTCTGATGTGTTCAGATTTAGTAGAAGTATTAGGATTTTGTACATCCTGCATAGCTTCAGCGTCTGACATGTATTCTTGACCTGTTTCTGTGTTGGTTAATGTTACTTCTGTTTTAGGTGTAATTACCGGAACTCTTTTTCCATCTATTGTTTCATACCTTACAGAAGCTTCTGTTTCTACAAATGACATTATCTATCCTCTCTATTAATTTCTAATATTGATGCAACCACGTCCACCGCTCCGCTAGCCGCTTGCACTTTTAGTATTTCACTTTCTTCCATAATTAACGGTTCTGTTAATACTTGTTCTTTTTGACCAGAAGTTAAATTAACATCATTATCGATTACAAAAGCTGTGCCTGATGCATTAGTTAAAGTTACTTTTACAACCGCTGTACTTGCAGCATCCTCTGCCACGTTTATAGATTTAACAATAGCTCTTGAGTTAGAGGGTACTGTGTATAAAGTTGTAAGGTCTGTATTTGTTAAACTTACTTTATCGTTTTTATATATATTTGCCATTTTATCCTAATCCAAAAAAGGTATATCTTTCAGAGTCTTCTTTTAATTGTGTTAAGTATGTAGCGTTTAATTGTTCTACTACTGTAGAGATAGCTCTGTTAATTTGTCTTTGGTTATCTTCTGTATATTCTTTTTTAGGTTCTGGTAATCTTACTACTATTTTAGTCATTATCTTCTACCATCGGGTTGTATATCTACTTGAAAGGTACCAAATCTCCATGCCTCACCTGATCCGGTATTTTCTATTTTAATACTAGCGTATCTTCCTCTTGCTCTTGTATCTACTTTATTTGTAGATGATGTAATTGTAAAGGGACTTAATGAAGAATCTGTTCTAGTTTCAGCTGGAAAATCAGTAATTCCTATTGTAACTTGATTGTTTCCAGTTAAAACTTTAAAGTTAGGTAAGAATCTTCTCATTGCTAAAAAGATTTCACTCTGATCTTTTTGTAAAGAAAAACTAAATGATTGCACAAAAGAGGTTAAAGTTGTTGTGCTACCATCAGGGTTAATTTGATCAGTACCAATCTCATGTTCAAACAACACACTTCGACCTAATCCTGTTTGACCTACTATAGCTGGAAAAGTTCCTGTGGCTGAACTATTGTAAGCTGTTGCGTAAGGTTTAGGATAAATTAAAGAATCAATCCAAGTTGTTCTAATTGAATTAGTATTTGTGCCACCATACCAATTACCCATAGGTAATCTAGCGTTGTCTTCACCGTAGTTATAAGCAACATATCTATTATTAAAATCAGATCCAGATGTTGGATACCACCATGTTACTTCTGTAAATAGATTATTAATACCTGCATTTATTTGTTGACCTTTTGTAGTATCAATATTGTCATAAATATCATCTTCTAAAGAACATGCTAATGAGTTAACGGTACCATCAAAAGAGAAGAAACCATTATTACCCATCCAATAAGCAACACCATCTATTTCAATAGCTGCGTTCTGTCCAATCAAACCACAGTTTGTACCTACTTGTTCAAAACCAAATGTAAATGGTGCACCTACAAACTTCATTGTGTATAATGCATTATCAGTCCACACTAGAATATTTTCCTTTGCAACTAATGCACCCATAATTTTTGTGCCGTCTTGTAATCTTTGTGTACCTGCTGTGTTGGTTGCTTCAACTGTATATTGATTTATATCTTCATCCGCAGAGAATCTTATAAACATGTCGTCTTGTGTAGATGGAGTTCCAATAGTTGTTTCAGTTCCAAAATGAATTAAGTGTCTTGTTGTTGGAGAAACTAACGTTGATCGTGTTGCTGTAGGATTATTATTAGTTTCAAATCCAGATGTTGTTGTTGATGCTCTTGTTGTAAGTCTGGCTGCAATTCCTGAATTCCAAGTAAATGTTTTACCATTCAATACAGTTGCAATAAGCACTTCACCAAAATTACTTAAAGACCAAAGACCTGGTTCTAATGTAACTGTAGATGCTTCTACCGCACTTCCAAATCCTGTAAAGTCTGTCGCATTTTGAACTACAGCATTAGTGCTGTGAGCCTGACCATTTGAGGTACCTATAGTTGCCGTGCCTAATGCACCTCTAGTAATACCTAAAAATTGTGTAGAACTTTTTGATGTATATGTAATTAATTCGTTTGCTATTGCAATCGTTCCTGAAGTTGGAAAATCAGTAGTTGAATCTACAGTAACAGCGGTCCCCGATCCCCCTGTACCAGCAGTATCTGCGTTCAATGATCCATCTAATTCTGTTTGCACAACACCAGTAATTGTTCCACCATAGTTTCCAATACCAAATCCATAACCATAAGATTGTGCAGCTGGACCAACGGGTTCATATGGTTTTAAAGTTATACTACCACCAGCAGATACCGTGCCGCTTGCAGCTGATCCCATTGTAATGGTAAAAGTTGTTGGACTTGGAACTGTTATAACTTGAAAGTTTTTATCTTCAAAGTCTGATGCTGAAAAACCTGTACCGCCTGGTAAAGTAACACTATCAAATAAAACGATATCCCCTTCATTAATTCCATGTGCAGCTGAAGTTGTTATTGTAACTGTTGTTGTAGAGTTAGTTGAAAGTGTTGCACCAGTAATACTAGTTTTTAAAGGAGTAACATCAAAAAGTTGTCCTTCAAAGTATACAAGTAAAAATTTATCTGTGCCAATAGCCACATATCGATTACCATCGTTATCAACGAAGGGTAACATTTTTCTAGCTACACCACATATTGTATCTGTTAATAGAGATTGCCAACCACCAACTTTTTCTGGTAGGCCATATCTAAATCTTACATTATCAGAATCAACCCAACGACCTTCAGCTCCAACAGCTGTGTCTTGTTTGTCAATTCCAGGTGCGAATTTAATTTTGGTTAGAGCCATTTGTTAGCTCCTATGCTGTGTTTGTTTTGAAAGCCCAACCTCTAGTGGCATCTACATAAACTAAAGTGATGGATTGTCCATTTGTATTTAAAACTAAATTAGATGTTCCAGTATTTATAGGTTGACCATTTCTATCAATGGTTAAGTTATTAGATGCAAATGTGCCTCTAGTATCAATAATAGTAATTTCATCACCCACTGCTGGAGATGAAGGTAAATCAATTTCTATTGGGTTAGCTGTTGTGTTAGCGAAAATTTGTGCACCAGCTACAGCTGCGTAGGGTGAGTTAGAATCAGTTATAGTTGCATAACCTTTTTCTATAATTCTTGTAGTTGTATTTGTACCATCAGAAACGCAAAGTAAAGTTGCTCCTGGTGGAACTGGTTGAGATGTACCGCTAGCTGTTAAAACACTTAAAGTATTATTAGCAGT